AGCGCAAACATGAGATCAGCCGTAGCAGGCAGACCAAAACTCTCTGACGTATCTTCCAACCCAATATCACTATTGGAGAAACCGCTTCTTGTGGTCTGTGTAGCTGACATAATCGGGACGTTTGTCTCAACTGCAAGTCCCCTAAGTTCCTCAGCAATCGCCTTGATATACATATACGAGTTAACATTTCCATTCGCCTTAAATCTTGATGATGCACATATATTCAGATAATCCACAAAGATGATATCTGGTTTGAATGACTTCTTGATTGCAAGTTCCTTGATCAATCCCCTAAAGTGATTACTATGTGCAGATGCAGTGGGATACTCCTTGATAATCAGATTACCTTTGGTACTCTTGAGAATATCATCTATCTTTGTGTCATACATCGTCTTGGGTAGTTGATGCAAATCATCTATAGAAATGTTCATGAGGTTTGCGTCAATGCGTTCTGCGATACGTTCCTCTGCCATCTCCAAAGTGATATACAGGACACTTCTACCCTGTGTTAAACAATTGGCTGCCATGTGACACATGAACAATGATTTACCGACACCAGTTCCGGCAAGAGCAATGTTCAGTGTTTTCTGTGGTAGTCCGCCCTTGGTGATACGATTGAAGAACTCCAAGTCAAATGGTATCTTCTCCTCTACCTTGTGATAGAACTCATATCTTGCGTCAGTATCGTGTAAATAATCGTGACCAACACGGTTATCAAAACCAACAGCCAAGGCATCTGTAAGAATTGTAGGTAAAGCATCAACACCTCTTTTTTTATCTTTTCCATCAATGATAGCAATTCCGTCAACAATCGCATTGTATACCGCCTTATCTTTACAAAAGTCCTCTGTAGTCTCCACTAACCAATCAAAAATCACATCATCGTCTTTTTGCAGTTCCTTAACTACAGATAATACACGTTTATAGTCATCTTCATTTAAGTCTTTACGACTATCTAGCTCAACCTCTAACGCACCTTGATTTGGTAGATCGTTATACTTGTCCACAAATTTCTGTATTTCCTCAAAGACAGTTCTCTCTGTCCTGTCAGAAAAATAGTCGCCCTTGATGAAGGGCAGGACTTTTCTTGTATATTGTTCGTTGTGTATCAGGTTAGCTAGAATAGTCTTTTCAATTGTCTGCATTTATAAACCTCGTTAGATTTGGTTATGGTCCAAATATTTCGATCATCTGCAAGTGTTCCTGTGGAGTTTGCCCATCTATTTTTTCACTATAATTTAAAGTGTTGCCCATAATGATGTTACCACCACCAAGACGTTTTTTACATAAATCTACGTTGTCACGCATTATATCCACGCCATAGATATCCTCTAGTGATTTTTTCTCTGACATATTGTGAAAATATATCTTAACCAATTTAACTCCCATAAGAAATTGTCCATCCCCGCAAGCTGGGTCTAAAAAAGTAAATTTGGGAGCAAATCTATCTATGGGTAAAGATTTCAGCAAAGAAATAACCAACTCACTTGGTGTAAATACTTCTCCTGTTGATTTTACTCTATTGGATGAACGGTGAATAATATTCACTGATTCATCAATTTCCTTTTGTATTTGATTCCACATACAGTATTTCTTTTTTAGTTAATCCAAATAAATCATACATTTCATTATTTGCAAATTTTTTATTAGGTAATTGAGGTAAAGCATAAAACACCTTATCATTACCAAATCCTGACCATCGTGCCGTAGCAAAAATATACTCAAAAAGTCGAGTGTTTAAATTATGAGACAAGTTTTTGCCTTCTGTGTCATTTGCAACCCTGACATAGTAAGATAAATCTGTTACTCCAAATTTTCCATTATCATAAAATGGCTTGGTATATCCTGATCTTGTCCATATTACCTTTTTTTCTTTTGCAAAGGGTTGTAAAATTGTCGAGTACCATACTTGCCTATTTGAGTGAAACATGGGATAAATATGATGTTCTGTTTTCTCCTTTGATAAAGTGGGATTTTTATCCTTTAGTCTAATATTGTGTCCTGTAACATAGTCCCTCTCGACATTTAATTTAGGTTGGGTCGAGAACATGGTCTTTGAGTGTATTGAGAAGGACTCTTGACAAAAATCATTAGGTATATATAACACTGAACTGTCAAGATTAATCGTAAACTTGTTATTAATGATCGTAGTATTATTTGATACAACATTTTCGATCACATATGTCGCAACAGTTGTAGCTACATCAGGAAAATACTGCTCCTGATTAAAATTAATTATATGTGTTTGTTTATCCTTAAATAACTGTAGAATTTTACTGCTTGGACTTGAAAATGAAGATGGTGATACCTGTAACAAATACCCACCATCCTTTAACCAATCTGAAAAACTCTTTTTGGTAAAATCTATCCACAGTTTATGTGGCGTAGTATTTCTCTTGTTTGTATCTTGATAGGGGGGATTACCTACGATATTATCAAACTTCATACAATGCCTGCCGCTTTAAGGTTCATCCAACAGTTGACTGAAGTACTAATTTCTCGTGACTTTTTAGGACGCCGTTCTCCCCATGCAAGGCTCACACCTTCTTTATCCTTGTACTCAACGCCATCAAATTTTTCTTTTAAACCTTTCTTATACCATGCGCCATTAGCATTTATAGTCATTGGAATGTCAATGTCAATGATATCTACATCATCATCCTTTAATACGAAACGAAGGCCTTTTCCACATGTCTCATACTCGACAGTTGCATTTTTACAACGATTGATTAGAGCAATATACTTATCATCCAACGAAGTGAAATATTCTCCCTTACTAATAAGCAACAATTCTTCATCGCCACCTAATCCAGACATTTTCATAACTCGTTCTTTAACAAAATCATTAGGAATAAGTCTCATTGCTTCAACAATCAACTTTGATGCCTCATGGCCATAGTCATGACAATCCTTTTTCCACTTTTCCTCAATATTATAGAAGAATTTAGCAGACGGATCATTGATATAGAAATTTCTCATTTTATTTTGAATACTTTCTATCTTAGTATAAAATGGAATGAGAAGAGATAATCCCATATTATTTAATATATTATTACGAACCTCAGAGTTAGAGCCTTTAAATCGTTTACCAGTATGTGGGTTGATGAACATTCCGACACCATCAGGGGCAAACAAAAAATTATTTATGAAGGAAAGGAATGTGCCAGAACAAAGTTGAATTCTGGCATATCCCTTCTCATAATTCTTGAGAGAAAAGGAAATATAATCATTCTCGTCAAAACATATGATAAAATCACCCTTTAGATTTTTGTCACGAAATTCTTTCTCAACATCAACCACATCAAATTTTTTGTTTGGATGTTTTTTGACAATATCATTATAGAAATTGTCAACAATAGCGTCAACATTTTTCTTATAAGCAGATTTATCAAAATCTTTCACAATCCCTTTGTCTTCACAGTGATTGATAAAATCAGAAAGTTTCTCCTCTACATTATCTGTAATGGCAGTGCCATTATCAACAGACAATTTTTGCAAACGATATACAATCCATGCTTCAGCAGCATCCTGTATATAATGTGTTTTTGTATTACCCGCACCCATAATAAATACTCTTCATTGTTTTCTCACTATACACATTATAGCATCATTTAGTAGATTTGTCAAGTGTTATTTTCAATTTCTTGGTTCTCAATAATATCAACTAATATGTCACCAATGAGTTCAAAAAACTCCTCATTGAACTCTTCTTTTGGTATATTATAGTTATCAACTATATCGTATTCAAAACGAAATGGCAAGGTTCCATCTGCATTTTCTTTCTCTGGGACACTCACCACTCCATATTTGTATACGACACCGTGATACTTTCCACCATCAGTTATACAGACAGAGGCCAAGTCATCATCTTCTCTTGCAACAAAAGTATATTTTATATCTCGTTTTTCTCCCAACACCCAATCTCCTTCACAGGGGCTCCATCATATTGTGATGACCCAAATTCTTTAAGTTTGTCTATATTTGCCCACACATGTTGTAAACATATTTCTCTTGACTCAAACTCAAGAACTTTACCGTCATTGTGTGTCACTCTAATTGCATCATTGTCTGCCCCTAATGTTGATAAAAACATTATTATCACTATCTCCCACATGTTATTTCTCCTTAGTTGAAAGTCTGGCTTGAGACTCTAGTTCATGTTTTGAGTCGCCTTTATCAGGCATGACATAGTGCAAATAACTCTGTAAAAGATACTTTGGTTTGTTCACAGGTTTTCTGCCGCAATGCACCCAAGGGAACATAGGCGGGAACATTATCGCTCTACCGCCGATACACTTCACCGATATGGTAGTGGTTTTATTTTCAATGAATTCTGTTTCACCAGCGTCATTGTCATCAAGGTAGATGAAGAACGCAAGAAATCTAAGACCAGTTTCCGCTGTGGTAACGTCCACATGCCAAGGAAACTCATCTATGTCGTTAGGTGAATACTTTTTTAGTTTGATACCCTCAAGGATATACTCTTTTGGGAATAGTTTTTTGTGCTCATCAGGCCAAGGTAAATCGTCCTTGTATTTTTCAATGATTTTAGTGAACGCATCTAGACACACTGGAATTTCATCTTTCCAATACTCTATATTTTCTAACAGAAGCGTGTCTGAAAATTTCCTGTAATCATTCCATACAGTTTTATCGTCTGTCGCTTCAAACTTTTCAATTA